ATTGTCAATGTGACTGCGCCCGCCCACCGCAGCCAAAAGGGACACCGTCCCGCCGATGTCGGCTGTGTCCCGGTTCGCATGGCATCCTACCCGGTGGACCACCTCCCCTTCCGCCGTCCGGTTCGGAAACCGCCCTGTCGCGGCTCTATCCTCGTGGACGCATCCGGCAGTATGGGCGGACTGCACGCCGACAAGGTGCAGCGACTAGTGGATCAGGGCTGGCATACCGTAGCGTATTACTCGGGACACGAGGAGCACGAGGGACAGCTGGTCATCGTGGCGCAAGGCGCCCGCGCCGTCAGCCGGGACGCAACGTGGCCCCCATCCGGCGGCGGCAATGTTGTGGACCTGCCCGCCCTAGAGTGGCTGGCTCGGCAGCCCGGACCCGCTCGACTCTGGGTGAGTGATGGGGAAGCCGGATGCGGTGGTATGGACAACGGGGCCTATCAAACCCTCTGTCTGGCCGTCTGCCACTATGCCGGTATTCGGAGGGTGGACGACACCGCCACCGCCCTTGCGATGCGCTAGAACAGGCACCTAGACCGCCGTAGGGCCATCGGGGCAATGCTTGGATAGATTGCCCCGTTGTGTTGGGGGCAAGGGAAACAAGGCAGGCAAGGCAGGTCAAGCAGGGGAAAGGGGCAAGCAAGGCGAGCAAGGCAAGCAAGGGGTACATTCCCCTTGTCGCGTGGGCGGAGGGTCGGAGGTGGAGGCGGGAGATGGCCCCAGCTGCCCCCAGGCCCAGGGACCAGAGCGCCGTCCTCTTTCGGGGACATGACCCGTTCCCGGTCAAGCCCCCCCCACTCTTGGGACCCCCCACCCCGTAGTGGAGGGGCTTAGTACTTCGGGCGTAAGGGGTTAGCCGGTTTGATAGCTTGGAAGCTTGCACCATGTTTCACGTGAAACGCTGGCTTACCCCCCCTGGGGTCACCTCAGTTCTGGACAGTCTGCCGTCCAGATTTTTTTCTTGCGTTGGAGGATATGAAGTAGTATATTGAGCGCATGGCGACACGACCGCGGGAAGTCATGGAAAGCCGGAGCCCGGTGGGGTACTGGGTTCGGCGGTGGCGGGTGGAGAACGGGTGGACCCAGGCGGAGCTGGCGAGAAGGGCCAAGATTCAGCCCTCTAGGATCAGTGCGCTGGAGCGGTCCTCGGACCCCAGGTGGGAGATGGTGCTGCGGCTCGCCAAGGCCTTTGGGGTCGAGCCGGACACCCTGTTTCGGTCGCCGGGGCGGGCGCTGGACGCGGTGCTCAAGGTGGGCGGGTTTGAGCCCCCGGAGCCGGACCGCCCGCTGGAGGGGGTGGGCGCGGATTTGGCTGCCCAGGTTGGGGCCTGGCGGCAAGTGCCGCCACCGCCACCGGAATACTGGGTTGCCACCACGACACCCCAATTCAACAACAATGTGACCGACATCACAACCGACGACCCGGTCAACGGCGATCCCACCCCCACCGAGGACTGACCCATGCCCGACCTCCTGATCGTCTTTTTCTGCCTCTGCGTCGGGGTCACCGTGTTCTTTGCCGCCCACGTCCTCGCCGATTTCCTCAGCCGCCTGCTCACCCGCTGGATCGCCGAGTGAGCGGTGCGGTGCTACTACAACGACCACGAGCCCTACGTCGCGGCCTGGCTGCGGAACCTGATCACGGCGGGGCTGTTGCCGCCCGGAGACGTGGATGAACGGAGCGTCACCGAGGTCACGGCGGGCGACCTCACCGGCTACACCCAATGTCATTTCTTCGGAGGCATTGGGGGCTGGCCCTACGCCCTCCGCCTCGCCGGATGGCCCGACGACCGCCCGGTCTGGACTGCCAGCCTCCCCTGCCAGCCGTTCAGCGTCGCGGGAAAAGCTGGTGGCGTGGGGGACGAGCGGCACCTCTGGCCCGCTTTTCGACGGCTGGTCGCCGTCGGACGCCCTCCAGTCTGCTTTGGCGAGCAGGTTGCGAGCGCGGCTGGCCGGGCATGGCTCGCCGGAGTACGGGCTGACCTGGAAGGACTGGGCTATGCCGTCGGGGCCGCCGATTTGTGCGCTGCGAGCGTCGGGGCACCGCACATCCGGCAACGGCTGTTCTGGGTGGCCGAGTCCGGCCACGCCAAGCGGTGGCCGCTCAATGGACCCGGCGAAAATGAGCAGTACGGTCGCGACGCTGGACGGGCGGAAGCACACCGTGAGCTTGGAGCATGTGGTGAGGTTCGCGGGCTGGCCGACGACTCGGGCTCAGGACAGTTACGAGCGGACCAGTTGGCCGTTCATCCTGCGCATGGTGGAAGGGAAGGAACCAGAGGCTCAGTTGACCCTCTCGCGGGCAGCGCGGATGGCGGGCTGGGTGACACCGTCCAGCCGGGATTGGAAGGACTCGCCGGGAATGAGCGCGACGGGCGTCAACCCCGACGGATCGGTGCGGACCCGACTGGACCTGCTGCCGAGACAAGCCATGCTGCTGACGGCTACTGGACCAACGCCATCTGGCTACCCTGTCGGGACGGCAAGGCGCGGCGTCTTGAACCCGGCCTTGAGCCTCTGGTTGATGGGATTCCCTTCCGCCTGGTTGGAGGTGGCACCGTTGAAGGCGCGTCGCGGACGGGCATCCTGCGCGGCCTCGGCAACGCCATCGTCCCCCAACTCGCGGCGGAGTTCGTGAGGGCGTACTTGGAGACCGCCTGATGCCCGGCATGCCGATCACCCGCGCCTCCATCGAGGTCATCGCCGCCTACGGCCTCGACCGGATTCTCGACCGGATCGCCAACGGAGAACCGCTGGTCAAGATCGCCCCCGAGGTCGGAGTCAGCCGCCCCCTCCTCAACGGATTCCTGACCGGCAAAATCCAGGTCCAGGGCGAGCCCACCGCCGCCCGGGACCAACGGGTCGAAGCCTACCAGGATGCGAAGAAGATGGCTGCCCAGTCAATGGTCGAGGATGCCGGGGTCATGCTGGACGAGGAGAAGGACTTTCGGATGGCCCAGCTCGCGAAGTCGCGGGCCGAACACCGCCGCTGGCAGGCGGAACGGCTCGACCGGGACCAGTTCGGGCAACCCAAACAGGAGATACAAGTGAATATCGGAGTCTTGCACCTCGATGCCCTCCGCCAACGGGTGATTGGGACCATCCCCGCCGCCGACGAGATCGTGGTCACCGCCGCCGAGATCGCCGAGGCGGCAGCGACCAGCCCCATCCTGATCCCGGACGTGACGCCCGACCATCCGGTGGCCCCACCCGCCATCGAAGGTGGGGTGCTCGACTATGAGAAACGCTGAGAAACTGGACCAGCCGTGAGCCCCCTGGACGCGATCAACCACTTGCTCCAGCGGGTTGGCGACAAGGTTACTGCCGAATGGATACTGCAAGTCGTGGTGGAGAGCTTGCTGAGTGATCCCACCAGGCTGACCAGGCTGGCCCTCGATCTGGGCCGACGCCAGTATGCCGATCGCTACCTCGCCACTGACCGCGCTGCTCTGAACCACGCAATGGGGCTGGACAGCACCACCCCTCCGCCCCCAGTTTCCACGCGCCCCTGCTGTGGCGACATCCCGGAGACCCCATGAAGAACTGGTGACCAAGCCCAACCCCCTCACCGAGTTCCTGGATCGCTATACCGACGATCCGGTCCTCATGGTGCGCGAGGTCCTCGGGGTCGAACCGGACCCCTGGCAAGCCGAGGCGCTGACCGCCCTCACCACCCACCGCCGCCTCTCGATCCGCTCCGGCCACCGGGTCGGCAAAACCACCTTCCTCGCCTGGGCCATCATCTGGCATACCCTGACCCGGTTCCCCCAGCGGACCGTCGCCACCGCCGCCACCGAAGCCCAGTTGTTCAATGCCCTGTTCAACGAAACCAAACGCTGGATTCGCGCCCTCCCCAAGAACCTCCAGGACCTCTATGATGTAAAGTCGGAGATCATCACCCTCGCCTCCGCCCCCGAGGACTCGTTTTTCACCGCCCGGACCGCCCGCGCCGAACAACCCGAAGCCCTCGCCGGGGTCCACTCCGACTACGTCCTCCTGCTGGTGGACGAATCGTCCGGCGTCCCTGACGCGATTTTCGAGGCCGCCTCGGGCTCAATGGCCGGTCCCCACGCCATCACCATCCTCACCGGCAACCCGGTGCGGACCACCGGCCTGTTCTACGACACTCACCACAAACTGGCGCATTTATGGTGGACCAAGAAGGTCAGTTGCGTCGGCTCTCCCCGCGTCAGTCTCGACTACATCGCCGACATGAAAGCCCGGTACGGCGAACTGTCGAACGCCTACCGGGTCCGAGTCCTCGGGGAGTTCCCCCGCGCCGACGATGACACCATCATCCCCTTTGAGCTGCTGGAAGCGGCGGTCGGGCGTGATGTCCAGACGCCCCCCACCGCCGTCCGCATCTGGGGGCTCGATCCAGCCCGGTTTGGCGGGGACGCCTCCGCCCTCGCCAAACGGTACGGCAACCGGGTGGAGGAGCCGGTCAAGACCTGGTACGGGCTCGACCTGATGCAACTGGCGGGTCGGATCAAAGCCGAGTGGGACACCACCGCCCCGTCAGAACGCCCCACCGAGATCAACTGCGATGTGATCGGGATGGGCGCGGGGGTGGTGGACCGGCTCCGCCAACTCAACCTGCCGGTGGTCGGGATCAATACGGCGGAGCTTCCGGCGGTATCGGGCGACCACTTCCGCAACCTCCGCACCGAGCTGTGGCACACCGCGAAAGAGTGGTTCGCCTCTCGCGCTGTCCGCCTGCCGTTGCCCAAGGATGAGGACTTGCTTGAAGAATTGGCCGGACAGACGTATGATATAGCCGAGGGGACCGGCAAGATATTTGCCACCCCGAAGGTGAAGATGAAGAAGCGGTTGGGGCGGAGTCCTGACCGTGCGGATGCACTGCTGCTGACATTTGCCGGGGACGCGGGCCGCTTGCTCTACGGCATGCGGAGCGACTCCCGGTGGGCGGAACCCCTCCGCCGCAACATCCAGGGCATCGTGTAATTG